AAAACAAACCCAGTGCATCTCTACGCTTTTCGTGTTTTTCGTTCATGAATTGTTTCCTGTTTGTATTATTTACACTACTTCTTTTTGGATTTTTTGATTTCCTTAAGAATGTAGTTCTTTGCCGAAGAATAGTTCCGTGCCTCATGGACAACGGAACCATTATTAATGATGGCAAATGCTTTGCAACCTATTATAGGTACTGCTGCCCACATGCCATCATTTGTTACATAACCTTGCGGATCTCCAGCAGTATCATCTAAGACACCAGGACGGTCAATAAAGGGTTTCTGAAACTTTTCACTCATCCGAACACAGCAGTAACACCAATAATTTTAGCATTAGGATTGCGAGCAAGTGCTACCTGACGTGCTTCTTGGTAATCACGCGCCTCTACTATTTCATCAAAGACCTTACCAGCAACATAGAGTTGGACTTTACACTTCATTGTTGTACTTGCTCCACTGCACTCTCAGAATTCCATTCTTGCTGCAATTTATCACCCTGATAGTAACCAAATCCACCAGCAAGAAGAGAGAGAATGATTGCCAAACTTACCTTACCAGTTTTATTACCAGCCCAGGCACCAAACCAACCACCAAGTCCCATCAAAACCCAGGGAAGAAAAGTCATCAGTGCCCAGATTGCTCCGATAATGAGAGCAAGACCAAGCATTCCTTCACCAGAACCAGAAGAACTGCTGGAGGAATTGGAGTTGGAGTTAGAACTAGAACTAATACTAACTGGATTGCAATTACTTACAGACTTGGCACCGTACATGGACTTTACCTGTGCAATTGCTGCAGAGCGGTTAATACCAGGAGTATCAAACTCAACATATTCCAACCGATTATCAACGGTTGTAATGTAGGCACCCCAACGATGAGACATGGTTCTGTTTTGATTACTTAAGTATTATAGCAGAATGAGGCGGGTTTGGGGGAAAAGTGTGCCAGTTTAATAAGCGGTCATAGACCAGAATCCCAGATGTATCCTTTGCGGACACAATTCTCCTTCAAACCAGGGAAATGTAGGGCAGCGATGTCCATACCTTTCCCATACTTGCGGTTAATGTTCTGTAGAGCAATACGTCCACACTTACAAAAAGCCATTGATTGGTTTGGATGCATATTCTTCCATCTTTCTGTATTGAAACAAACAGAATACAATGACCCAACCTTCCTATGATCCCATGTGGGTCGTACAATTTCACCTTTTAGGAAATTTTCTAAGATATCTACATTGATATCATATTCTTTGTATTTCTTTATTTGTTTTTCTTCACAAACTGGTGAAGGAAAAAATGCTTGATCTAACATAATGACCTCCTGGGTCTAGTTGTTTGTAGAACTCTTTGGTTCTTTGGTTATTGTAGCACAGAATTCAGCGCCTGACAACCGATACGGCAGGCAGACCCTGCTGGAAAACGGTGTCAACGACCGCCTGAACGCTCTTGGCGGTGCTGATACCCACTTTATCATAGACGGGCACACAGACCAGTCCAAAGGTCTTCTGAGACCCTCCCAGACGGATCACACGCCCGATGGACTGGGAGATTCCGATGTAGTCCATGTTCCGCATGAACAGGACTGCCTCAAGACCGCTGACGTTGATGCCCTCGCTCAGGATGCTGTGGTGCAGAACAACAAACTTCTTGTTAGGATCCTTACCCCAGGCATTCAGAGTGTCAAAGAATACCTCACGATTGACCTTCTGACCATCAATAATGGCACCAGTCTTACTGGTGATATACATGCAGGAGTATCCACGCTCGGCAAGTTCCTTACGGAAGTCAGATTCACTCAACAGTTTGACAATCTGCTTGGTAGAACGAGCAGCAATCAGGATCTTACCCAGATCATTGTCATCAATGGTATCCAGCAAGTTCTGGGAATCACGGTCGGCAATCATCTGCTTGTCCTGAACCATGTCCAGTTGCTTGACAACAACCTTAGGAGGAAGAATGTAACCCTCCTCAACCAACTTAGGAGCAGGAACATTACAGATCACGTTGCCATAAACCTCAGGATCATTCATCCCAGTCTTGGAAACAGTGAGAGAATGCTTAGGAGTAGCAGTGAAGAAATAGCAGCGGTCAGCAACAGCAGAGAAGTGCTCCGTAGCAGGAAAGAAGTTACGCTGAACAGAGTTGTGTGCTTCATCAAAGTAAATGGTATTGACCTCTACATCTGCCTGCTGTAGACGATGCAGAGAATGGTAGGTGGTGAAGATGATTACATTCTCACCAGCAGTCCGTGCAGTGTTGACGAACAGGTTGATCTTACTGGGGTTAGTAGTAGAGAAGTGGTGAGTCTCACCACTGTGAACATGAAGAATATGAGTATTGGTAGTGTCAATATGCTCCAGAAACTCACTGCAAAGTTGTTCTGCCAGCAGAATACGAGGAGCAACAACAACGGTAGTCATACCATTGTCGATATACTGACAGTTGACAATCAAATCGTGGAACATAACAGGAGTCTTACCACCCCCAGTGGGGATGACAATCTGACCCTTGTCAAATGCCAGCATGGAATCCAGAGCATCTTGCTGGTGGGGTCGGAGTTGCATCACAGTCCTCATCGCGTATGGGACTATTATAGCACAGAGGGGACTCTACCGATGGGCTCTGTGACAGTTTTCTAATTGGTTCCGGTAAGAACTCAGAGTCTCATCTTCAACCGGGACAAAGGTAGTCTACAGGGATTTTATCAGTGTGTCAAGCGTTCCCATTCAGAACCATTCCATATCCATGTCTTAAAGTTCCATTCATATCTGTGCCCTATCTCTTGAGGTTCTGGGAATATAGGTTCTGTAGGAATGTTTTTGGGAACTTCTTTGTCAAGATTTTTCAATATATGTTCATATTCTTCACCCATCCAATCTCTATCAGATTCTTTCCATTTGTTTAGAGGACACGAATCTAAAGCAAATCTAACTTTAGCACCAACATGACATCCACATTCTTTGCATCTGTGTTGTAGATCATCATATCTTGGACATTTTTTACAAATCTCAATTCTTTCTCGTTGTACTTCTTCAGAAACTATTAAAGATGCACCACCATTTGCAAGTGCTCTCTTTACAATTTCAAATGCAAATTTACCTAAATTTTTTCCTTGTTCTGGAATAGATGGATACTCGTTTTCCATGATAACTAATCAACTATTTTATGTATATCAGTTACTTGCTTCCAATATATGCTGCATCTACTCCTTCTATGTCAATTTCATATCCAGTTCCCGAAACTGCCGCACCAGGGAGTCCTGCTTCAGTGCCAGTAGTTGGGCCACCGATTTCGCCAAAGTCTGGAGCATTTGTAACATTTCCATTAGTACCCTTTTTACCATTAGATCCCGGAGTTTCTTCAGTTCCACTTGTTCCCGGTTGACCCCAGTCCCCCCCATTTCCAGCAGTTCCACTGTCTCCACCAGTTCCTGCATTAGTTCCTCCAGATACTCCTGGATTAGCTGCAGGGTTGGAATTTGTTTTATCCTGACCATATCCTTGACCCAATCCTCCAGTAGTTGCTGCACCACCAGCACCTCCAGTAGTTGCAACATAATATGAGTAAGATTCATTTTTATAGCAACAATTACATTCACCATACCCTGATGCTTCGATAGTCCAACAAGGGCATCCGCAACCACCCTGACCTGGTATTAAATAACATCCTACTGAACAATATGCACCAGAACCAAAAGATATAGAACAAGCATTTTGACATAATTGATAATATGGTCCACCACTATATCTAACTCCAGAATTTCCTTTAAAGACATTATTAGATCCACTTACTAGATACCGTCCATTTCCACCCTTACCACCTTTTCCACCACCTGCTCCTCCACCACCTCCAGCATAAACCTGGGCAGATCCAATGGTTTTTATATAAACCTTTCCAGTTGATGATGTGTTATTAATAGAAATAGCATTTCCACCATTTCCTCCGTTAGAAGATCCACCTTTTCCTAAAATATTTCCACTAATTTGTAAGAAAAGATTTGCTGCTGCTGCATTAACGATTGCTGCGGCAGATGAATTTGTAGATCCACATGTTCCTGCAAGATTTACTACTTTTCTTATTGATTTTTCAAGATTTCCATTCCATAAACTAGAATTAGAAATATCCAGATTTAAATCAGTATCTCCAGATCCTTGATCTACTTGATATGATTTGATAGTATTTCTAAACTGTGATAAACTAAGATTAGATGAATCTGATATGGATTCATTTTCTGTAGCATCAGGAACTATTGGATCATTATTGGTTAAATCAGTATTTCTTAATAGTTCCGACGCACTAATCGTTCCAGACTCAGATTTCTTAAAGTTAGTTCTTAACTCACTAAAAGATATTGAACCAGAAGCAAAAAATGGTGTTGCTGGAACCGTAGAAACTGTAAGTGCCATATTAACTTAAAAGAAGAGAAGTTGAACCTACACCAGTTACTGTAAATACTATTCTGTCTGGACCAGATTGATAATCAATTTGGATTGGTGATCCTGATATGTTACTCAAAAATCCAGCAGATGCTCTAACAATATTTCCAGTTATTGTTCCAGTAGCATCAATGGTATCATCAGAATTTATAGCGTTAGCAGTCAATCCATTATCAACTCTAAGAGCATAAGATGCACTCGTAACATCTGTACCAATCGCAACAGTATTTCCCAATGAAACAGTAGATGCCTGGTTAAAATTAACTGATTGATTTGCGTTTAACGACGATAAAGTAGTAACTCCACTGATAGTATTAAGATTAACTGAGTTAATTACTGATGGATAATTAATTGTACCTGTGATAGTGCCATCAACAGTCAAGTTATTCTGAACATATAAAGCACCATCAACGGTTGCTCCACCACCAACATGAAGTCTTTGTGTAGGTGATGTCTCATTAATTCCAAGATTTCCATCATAAGTCAGGGTCATTCTCTCTGAGTTTGTCTGACCATAAACCCACTTAAAGTTTCCAGTGCTTCCAGCACCAGTTCCGCCATGAATAATAGTTTTAACATCGCCAACATCATTATTGATGATGTCTAGTACACCAGCAGAGTTTCCAAATCTTAATACAGCAGAGCCATTTCCAACGCCAACAGAGTTTCCAACGCTAATTCTTGCCTGTCCACTATCAGAAACAACTTCTACAAGAGAATCAGATGCTTTTCTGACCTGAATTTCTGATGTTGGAAGTGCTGTACCGATACCAAGTCTTCCAGTTGATAATGCTGTTAGTGCAGTTCCACCAGAACCTACATTTAACTCTGTGGTTGCAGTAACGACACCAGAGGATACATTGGATGCCGATACATCAGTAACAGTAATACTGGGACTTCCAGTTAATGATGATGCTGTTGTTGCTGTTCCAGTTAAAGATCCAGTAAATGTTGTCGCAGTTACTATACCAGAAACGCTGATATTGGATGGTAGTCTAGCATTATTGACAGTACCAGATGTTAAATTTGTTGCATTAAGTGATCCACTGAAACTTGATGCGGTTATAATTCCACTAGGAGCATTAATTCCATAAGATGCAATTGTTGTTGCCGATCCAACTGTTAATGATGTTGTAATTGCAACATCACCGAATACTTTTAACTGTTCTGTTGGAGTTGCGGTTGTTCCAATACCAACTCTAGAAAGTGTATGTAATCCTACGCCACCATCATTTGTAATCCATGCAGTAAATCCATATCCAATGAGATTATCAACTGTATTGGAACTTCCTACCTTTAACTGACCTACGGTAAGAATACCAGAAACATCTGCACTTGTTGCACTCAGAACTCCGACAGTTCCAATACCTGCATATAATTCGCCAGTGGTTACCAATCCAGTAACTCTAGTATCTCCATGAACATTGAGCAAATAGTTTTGTGGAATGGAAGTTCCAATTCCCACAAGACCATTTGCATTTACGACGAAGTTGTCATTATCAACCTGAAGACCAGTTCTAAAATTAAATGACTTACGAATATTTGCCATTATAGTCTTTTTAGTTATTTATCAGATAGTTTTTGCTCCAATGCTTCCACCTTATCTGAAAGGTCTTTAATTGCCTCTACAAGAAGAGGAACAACCTTATGATAATCAACTGCAAGATATCCATTATCCCTTGTTGTAACTGCCTCTGGCAATACTTTCTCAATCTCTTGTGCAATCAGACCAACATCGTGCCCAGACTTATTAGACTTTTCGTTCCAATCAAATGTATTACCACTGATTGAGAGAACCTTGGCAAGAGGATCATCAATAGGAGTAATGTTGTCCTTCAGTC